GCAGAACACTGTTAATTGCTGCCTTTACCTCTGCAACGTAGGGCGTTGAGTCGGTCATAAAATTTTCCTCATTCTTATTAAATCAACTTAAAGTTGTAATTACTCGTGTTTGGGTTGACACAATAGATTCTTAGCAATAAGGTTGTCAACAACAAATAGGTGATTAATCAGCGAATAAGTGAGGTAACAATGAAACACGCTCTGTTAGGTGCCAGCAAAGCGCACCGTTGGATGCAATGCCCTGGCTCGTCGCCTGGATGTTAGCAAGCAGGCGCTCAGTAAGTGGCGACAAACTGGCATCGTTCCCGCAAACCGCGCTCTTCAAATGGAGATGCTGTCAAATGGGAAGGTTTGCTGGCAGAAGATTTGCCCAGACATCGTCGAAGACTTTAAACGCTCAAAAGAGGTTATCTATGAAACCAGTAGATAAATTTAAGAAAGCATTTTGGTCGGCATTAGCGACCTTCGCAAAAATATGCGCTTGCATTTTCGCCAAAATGGCGAGCATTTGTGAAGCATTGGAGATCGAGGCAACAGCAAGGTCAACTCGTTACATTCGATAAAAATGTAGTAGTGAAGAGGTAAACGGTATATGGCGTTTTTAAAACAACACGGACACAAGCTAGTCGATAACGGGTACGAGATTGTGCCAATTATGAAGGGCAAAAAAGCTCCAATGCTAAAAGGGTGGCAAGACATTAGGGCCACTCACGACGATGTAGATAAGTGGCTATCAAACGGTCACGCTGATGGTGGTGTAGGCGTTCTCTGCCGCAACACAGTGGCTGTCGATATTGACTGCCTAAACAGAGATGTAAATTACAAGCTGCTGAAGTGGGTCGATGAGAACATCGGCAGGTCGCTTACGAGAGTAGGCCAAGCGCCGAAGTGCATACTACCTTTTAGAGTTGAGGGTGGCTTTTCAAAGATTAGAAGCTGTGAATATGAGGATGAAGTCGGCAGCAAACACGCCGTTGAGGTTTTAGCAGACGGTCAGCAGTTTGTTGCATACGGCATCCACCCTGGTACCAACGAGCCGTACAAGTGGGTTCGTGGCAAGAGTATCGCCGATGTGTCTCACAGCGAGTTGCCGCTCATAACTATAGAGCAGGCAAAAGCATTCATTAATTACTTTGAAGAGATCGCTGGTCAGCAGGACGGCTGGGAGTTGGCGCGAAAGGGTATGGCTGCCGCTGAGATAGACCCAGATGACCTGTCTATGTTTCGGCCAAAGATGGATGTCGATGAACAAGGCGTCCGTCAATTACTAGAATCGGTTGATGCGAACTGTCACCACGACGAGTGGGTGAGGGTAGGCATGGCGCTGCATCACCACTTCGACGGTGACGACACAGGCTGCATTATCTGGGACGACTGGTCATCTGTTGGTGAGACTTACATCGACGGGCAGTGTAAGCGGCGTTACGCAACCTTTGATAGCAGCAGCAAGACGCCAGTAACCCTCGCCAGCGTGAAGGCTATGGAGGCTGAGGCTGTGCGGGAAGAGATCAAGGAAGAGCGGCTGCCAAAGATGCTCAGAGAGTGGGCATTCGTACATGTTGAAGGGTCAGCGCGTGTGATGCGTGAAGACCTGAACAAAGACAATCTGGTGCTATACAAGCTGGACGATCTAAAGAAAGAACACATGAACTGTCGGGTCTTGTCAGGCGATGAGAAGCCCAAGCTGGTTAACCTCGTAGACATGTGGCTTGAACACTCAGAGCGCAGAACCTATGCGGCTGGCCTTACTTTTGCGCCAGACATGCAGGTTCTGCAACGCTACAACCTGTGGCGAGGTTGGAGTTACGAAGCGAGAGAGGGTGATGTGCAGCCGTGGTTAGACTTTGTCACCGATGTGATAGCAGACGGCAACGCTGAATACGCCAACTATATAGTTGCGTGGGCAGCACAGATGATCCAGAAGCCCATGACTAAGGTGGGTGTCGGGCTTGTTCTAAGAGGCCGTAAAGGCACAGGCAAGACTAAGTTCGGTGAGATTCTGGGTGGCCTAGTCGCTGCACATCACAAGATAGTTAGTCGCGCTGAACACATCACCGGTAACTTTAACCGGCACCTCGAAGACACGCTGCTGCTGCAAGCCGATGAGGCTTACTGGGCTGGCGCAAAAGCCTCTGAGGGTGCGCTGAAAGATTTACTAACCAACGACAAGATTCAGATTGAGCGTAAGGGGGTTGATAGCTACACCGCGCCAAACTACACCCGCATTCTGTTTACGAGTAACGAAGACTACGTTGTGCCTGCAAGCTTAGATGAAAGAAGGTTTGCCGTTTTTGATGTCGGCAACTCCAAGCAGCAGGACAGCGAATACTTTGCCGGTCTTACTGCGTGGTACGAGGCGGGTGGGGCCAACGCGCTTATTCATTACCTGCGTAACTTCGATCTAACCAATATAAACCTACGCCTGGTGCCGCAGACTGAGGCTTTGACAGATCAGAAGTTAGAGGCTTTAGATAACGTCACCGCATGGATTTACAACTGCCTTCAGACAGGGGAAATGCGTGAGAACCGCGTAGCAGGCAACGTGGTGAACTTTGGTGAAGAGGCTCCGAAAGCTGAAATATACGACATATATATGAGCAGCTTGAGAGCTAACAAGTTTGAAGTTCCTATGAAAGAGGCACCTTTTTGGAAGCGCATGAAGTCATTCGACAACATGTTTCAAGACGGCGCTATGCGATCCGATGCGGGACACAGGTATAGGACAGTTAAGGTCAACACCACGGAGGCTGCACGATGGATTTTTGAGGCAGCAAACAATTTAAGCAATATCGAGTGGGCGACCTTAGACATCGGGCCAAACACTGATCCCCTCGATCCAGACAATTGGGGTGATATGTAATGGGTAAAGGTAGCAAGCAACGACCAACTGATCACGCTCAGTTCTCGGCAAACTTTGACGCAATATTTAATAAGCCCGTGGTCGAAGAGCAAGAAGAAGAAGAGGATTTGTTCGACTTCGACTGTGAGCGTTGCGGCGGTATAGATGAGACCGATGTCTATGCGGAACGTGAGGTGAACATGGAGTCGTATGGCGACCAGCGAGTAGAGCGAGTAGAAATTAATCTAAGTTGTACCAAATGTGGAGGAAGTGTTAATGATAAATAATGACCCAACAGAAAATTGGAGACGACTACAAGAAGAGTGTCCAGCGGTTGAAGGTAACAAAGCAGCAGCAGAGCAGGGCCAATCGGTACAGCACATCGTGCCGTTTAAGCTGCCCGTTAACGCGCAGCAAAGAAAGAACATACCAGTCTATTCTGGTTTCTTTGCCTACTTCCCGCGAGCCATTGCTGCGGTAGCCCAGGTCTCTCTGGAGGGCGGCATACAGCACGGGCAGACCCGCGAGACGCTGCACTGGGATAGGCCGCTGTCTGGCGACGAGTTGGATGCCATGATGAGGCACATGATTGATGGCGACTGGGAGCAGGTAGCCTGGAGGGCTATGGCGCACTTGGAAAAGCATTTAGAACGCAAAGAGGTCGCAGCATGATCCTTACAATGAGTGAGCATATGCAGTTTACGCCTAGGAAGATCAAGACAGTGGGGTCTTACCACATCGTCGATGACGAGTGCCGCAAGGCGTACTGCAAATGCCAAATCCACAACGGCGACTGGGTGACAGGGTGCAGGACATGCAGCAAACGCATTCGGCCATAGATACAACACTGAGTGTTATAATCAATTAAGAGGTGAATATGAAAACAATTAATATCTGCATGAAGTCTGCGATTGATGCGCGTGAGCGCCGCGAGGCTATTCAGCGTGAGGTGTACGAGACTCTGGTCGGTATAGGCATGGTCGTTATGGTGCTGATAGTCCTTGGCGCTGATAGCTGGATCGAGAGACTACTATGACCGACAAAGTAGTGAAGCTCAGAGCAGTTGAACCCACAACGCCTCGTGAGGATGAGGATGAGGGTTTAGATATCAACTTAATACTTACGCTGAACGAGTTCGCTGCAATCATGGACACCACAAAGGCTAAAAGCTTTGCGGCTGTGGCTTGCAGCGAGGATGGTGAGATCGTTACCACTTGGTACTCTGCGCTTCCTCACAACGCGCTTGTGGGCGCTGTCGAAATGCTAAAGAACGACTATATGATGAACCAGTGGGCCTCGAAAGAGGAGGGCGACTGGTAACCTATTACTCTCCCCTGAGTGAACCTTTGCCGCCTTCGGGCGGTTTTTTTATGTACCATTAATGGCACATTGTACATTCTAGTGTACATTTTATGCATGTTCCTCATAGCCTATTAGCATTAGTAAAACACAAGCCAGAGACTAAACTCTCGCCTCAATTAACCTGTGAGGATTTAAAGTGGTAGTTTGGTGCGTGTATGTAGTGACAATGTTGGTGATGATAGCTGTGGAAGATTCCCGTGGGAAAAGTGATTAAGTTAGTGGATACTAACCTTTGAGGTGTGGAGACGCACAAGCAAGGCCCAAATGCACAGGGTAAAATAGGCACCTGTGCGTCCACCTGTGCGTCTGTGAGTTAGGCGTGGTAAGGGATGCACAGGGAGAACAGGTTATTTTTTTTTAAAGTTTAGAGAGAAAATAAAGAGATAAATATAAGCCTGTGAGGCTATAAAAACTCCAGCCACTAAACATGGCTGATTTTACCTGTACCCTGTGCATTTTGGTAAAAAACCAATGGCTATGCGGCTTTGAGGCGCACAGGTGGCTTTTTCTACCCTGTGCACCCTGTGCAGGCGGTTTATGTCCTGGCGAGGGCCACGATTATGAAAGGTAGCAAGGCGATTATGACTAGTGTTGCACCGGCAATGGCAGCGATGTTGATCAGGTATTGCTTCCGTGCAGCTTTAACCCTTGCGGCTTTGATGCGGGCATTCTTAATCGTACGGCGCTCACGCAGCATGGAAATGTAGAACTCTTTTCCTGCTGTCCACACTATGATCTCGCGCAATTCCGACTCAAAGTCAGCAAGCTGCTTCTTAGCTGTGACAATCTGCAACGCTTCAGCCTCAACTGACCCGCTCGTAAGAAATCCGGCCTTTGTGTTGTTGGCAGCTTCAGCAGCCAGGACAGCGTCACGACTGTCATAGAACGATGCGATTCGATCAGTTAAATCCATCACATCGTGACCAACACTCACTGCTCTGGTGATGTAACTATGGGCTGTCTTGGCGGCACTCACCGCCATTGTTATCTCTGCAATCAATGGGATGCTCCGCTAGGGTTGGCTATGCCTGAGTAGGCATTGATGATTATATCAGTGGCAGCGTGTGTCCCTTGTTGTGTCAACCACAACCGTCAACTGATCAGTGGATACACCACATAGTGTTGTAATGACGGTATAATGCCCCTGAATAGATACCTAACGGGAGTATTAATTAGTGGCTAACACCATCGTCATTGACTACGACAAGCTGTACAACCTAGCAAAGATAGGGCTTTCGGAGGAGCAGATAGCTTTGAGCCTCGGCATATCAGTCTCAACTATCGGCAGACGCAAGCGAGAGGATGAACGATTTAGTAGCACCTTAAAGGCTGGCAAGCAACGCGGCATCGACGCGGTGACCAATGCCCTGTTCGAAGGCGCAACTGGTGACAAGCCCAACACATCGGCCCAGATATTCTTCTTGAAGAACAGAGCAGGATGGCGGGATAGAACCGAAGTAGACGCTAACATTCACGCTGATGTGACCGTGACACACGACATCGACGCTGCACTCCAGGCGTTGAAGGATGCGGGCGTTGATCCTTCCAAGCTGTGATCGCTCCCATGGTTCATGGGACAAACTCTTATATAAATCAATGACTTACAGTGATTTGGTACAGTTGGTGGATCATTGCGGCCCTAAACCTGCCTGGATTGGCGCTTTTGAAGCCGTTTCGCAAAATCGAGGTACCCCTGTGGGGCGCTACGCCCCCACATATCTGAGTACATATAGGGCGGTTTATTTATGCCACTAGCTAAATTTATGAATTCGTTAACCGACGATCCGACAAACGTTGTCCGTGAAGGCGAAGGGGTTCTTCACCAACAACGTAACGCATTTACCGATGACGAGCTTATTAATACTCATCCAGGACAGATGTCTGTCCCGATGTTACAAGCCGCACAGGTTCGGATTAATGAGGATGAAGACTTTGCCCGCAGATATCGAGATGGAACTGTCTACCCACCGATGCAAAAAATGGGCGTAAACTTTTGACAGAAACGACTTCAAAAAAATCGGTTCGCAAAAAAACCGATCCTCTGAAAAATGAGGCCGCAAAAAATAAGGCGCTCAAAATAGCGGAAGCCATCCGCGTGGTGAAGCTGCACAAAGCGCAGAACCGTCTAAAGTATTGGGAGCCATACGGTTGGCAGGAAGACTTCTACGCCGCTGGTAAAGACAACAAACAACGAATGCTGATGGCGGCAAACCGCGTAGGCAAAACGGCTAGTCAGGCAGCAGAAGTAGCATTTCACCTCACAGGCTTATATCCAGATTGGTGGGTTGGGATCAGGTTCACCAGACCTACAAAGATATGGTGCCTGGGTGTGTCCGGTGAGCAGTTGAGAGACGTAATCGTTAAAGAATTGTTGGGTATGTACCTGGGCGAAGGTAAGTTCGACGGCTCTGGCCTCATACCTCAAAGGCTTATCTACCAAGTAACCCCTGCAATGGGAACGCCACGGCTACCAAGAGATGTGGCGGTGCGCCATGCGGCGGGTAATACAAGCCTTGTAAGTTTTAAGTCCTACACTCAGGGGCAGCATGTCCTGATGGGTTCAAGCCAGGACTACATCTGGATCGACGAGGAGCCAACCGACCCCACAATTTACCCTCAATGCCTAACTCGTACAGCCACAGGTAACGATGGGAAGGGCGGCTACCTCGTCGGTACTTTGACCCCCGAAAACGGTATGACTGAACTGGTTACTCAGTTCATGGACAACCCGAACAAGGGGCAGTATCTCCAGAATGTCACATGGAACGATGCGCCACACATCACTGAAGAGACTAAGACCCAGCTTTTAGCGGCTATTCCTGAGTACCAGCGAGATATGCGCTCTAAGGGTATACCCGTCCTTGGCGAAGGCATGGTGTTTCCGATCAGTGAAGAGGCTATTCAGTGTGATTCGTTTGAAATACCGGAGCATTACAAAAAATTATGTGCTGTGGACTTCGGAATAACGCACCCGACCACCTGTGTCTGGACGGCCTACGATCCTGACTCCGATGTCATATACGTCTACGACATATATAAAAAAGAAGGTGAAATTCCAGCCATCCACTCAACTGTTATTAAGTCCAGAGGCAAGGACATCCCTTGCATCTATCCACATGACGGTGATAACACCGAGAAGGGCAGCGGCAGAACTCTAGCGGAGATGTACTTAGAGGCGGGGGTGTTGATGATCGGCAAGTTTACCAACCCTGACGGCACTAACTACGTCGAGCCAGGGTTGATGGAGATGCTGGAACGGTTTAGGACTGGGCGGTTGCGGGTTTTTAAGAATCTCAGCCCTTGGTTTGAAGAGTTTCGCCGGTATCACCGGAAGAAAGGAAAAATTCACAAAGAATTTGACGATTTGATGGATGCCACTCGGTATTCAGCTATCTCAGTGACCCGATACGGGCAAAACGCAGTCGAGCGACAGCAACTAACCAACGGACAGTCAGGATATACGACCCATGAATATAACTTCTGAGATAAACGAAGGTGAGTTGCTTGCCTCGTTAGAGAACATGATCAACGCCGCCGACTCATACGCTGAGAGCGAGATCGGTGAGCAGCGGGACAAGGGCCACAGCTACTATTACGGTATGCCGCTGGGTAATGAGCGCACTGGCAGGTCACAGCATGTGAGCATGGACGTATTTGACGCAGTCGAGAGCGTGAAGGCGATGTTGATGGAAACCTTTACGGCTGACCGCAACGTGTGCCGCTTCGATCCGCAAACCGCAGAGGACTTTCTGCCAGCCAAGATGGCTACTGCGCTTACTAACTACATTTTCTATCGTGAGAATAAAGGAACAAAAATTCTGCACGATGTGATCCACGACGCCCTGGTCGCTAAGACTGGAATCGTAAAGCGGTACTACAAGAAATATTACGAGTATGACGAGGAAACCTTTCAGGGTTTAGATGAGGCCAGCTTTAACCAGCTTGCGTCTGATGAGAACGTCACCATCACGGAATATGACGACCAGCAGCAGATGGGCCAGACTCAAGACCCGCAAAGTGGTCAGGTTATTGAGGTTCCTCAGATGATGTACAGCGGTGAGCTTTTGCGGAAGATCGATAAGAGCAAAATCTGCATTGAGGTTATCCCACCCGAAGACTTTCTTGTAACTCCACGCGCTACTGATGAGGAAGACGCTGATTTCTGTTCGCACAGAACCAGCCGCACCCGTGGCGAGTTATTAAGCGAGGGCTACGACCCTGAACTGGTCGCCAAGCTGGATGAAGATAGGGATATGAAGGGTGACGGGCGTATAGGCCGTGACGCTGTCGATGGGTTTCGCCACGATGACGATAACAGCGACAACCATGATCGCCAGTACGTCACTATCTACGAAAGTTACATGAAGAAGTACCGCGAAGACCTTCAGAAGTGCGTAGTGCTGAAGGTACTTCACAGCCGCAGAGTTATGTTGGACGTTGAGATTGTGAGCGAGAAGCCTTTTCGGTACTTCACGCCATTCCCACTACCTCACCGCTTCCACGGTATGAGCCTTGCGGATGTTCTGTTTGATATCCAGAAAACGCAGAGCAGCTTGAAGCGTGGCGTGGTCGATCACACCTTTATGACTAACACCTCACGGTTCATCGCTAACCTATCACTGGTTAAGAACCCACGCGACTTGCTGAGTAATAAAGTCGGCGCAGTTATTGACGTTAACAGCCCGAACCCTGAGTCGGTTGTCAGACCTATGCCGATGCCTAACCTATCAGGCACAGTCTTCCAGGCGATTGAGAACCTTGAAACTGAAAAGGAAGCGCGTAGCGGTATGAGCCGTATGGCCCGTGGCATGGACAGCACTGTTGTGAGTAAGCAGAACAGTTCTGACCTGATCACTCAGTTTATGAACGCCAGTAACCGCAGAATCATGGTCATGGCCCGTAACCTCGCAGAGAACTTCTTGAAGCCGCTGATGCACGATATTTATCGCCTGGCGGTGGAGAACGAGTCGCAGGAAAAGATGGTTCAGCTAGACGGCCAGTTTATTCCTGTTAATCCGCAGTTCTTAGGTGATCGCACAGAGATGTCTGTCGCTGTGGCCCTAACGCCTGAAGAGCAGGCACAAGAAGCGCAGATACTGTTGTCACTTGATCAGCAGTTCACGATGAACCCCAACGATCCTAATGTAGGTGGCATGTACAACGCGCCGCAGCGTCACGCGCTGCTGAGTCGTGCCTACGAGTTGCTAAACATTAAGTCTGGCGGCATGTACCTGTTCGATCCAAATAGCCCAGAGTTCCAAGAGCAGCAGCAGATGATGCAGCAGCAGCAGGAAGAGGCTTCAGCCAAGCAGGCAGAGGTTGAGAAGTTCAACGCGGGTATGACCGCACGACAAGTTGCGGTTTTAGAAGGTCAGCTAGAACTCGATGTGATGAAAGAGCAGAACAAAATGCTCATCGAGATGGAGAACATGCAGCACAACCAAGAAGAGACAGAGAGCCGGTTGATGTTGGACGTTGAGAAGCAGACCCACGAAATGGAGATGTCAGAGGCAGAACTGCAACTTGAAACTGAACAAAAACGCAACGTGAGTATTGGCTAATGACGGAAGATGCGAACAGGTTCGATGCCTTTATAAAAAAGGCTAACGACAAAAAATATGCGAAGAAAAAAACGCGCAAGCAAGCGTTTGATGAATTTCAAAAGTGGAAAGACGGAAAGCTAGATAAAGACACGGCAATGCCCAAAGCCCCTTCGCGGGGTCGTATGGCAAAAATCAAACCTAAACCAACCACACCAGTGGAGTTAACCGATGAATAATTTAGAAGTGGGCGATATCGCAACTGAAGCGAATGCCGCAAAAGAAATGTTAGACAGCGCAGTTTTTAATAAAGCGTTTCAAACAATGAATACTCAGATAGTAGACCAAATTCTCGCTACGCCCCCAGAAGCAGATGCTGAACGGGAGC